TCCGCAGATCGAGGATCTGGTAGCTGCCGCTCTCGTTACGGAATATGCGCCGCACAAACTTGCCGATCAGTATTTCGGCCATGACTTCTCCTCCCCGCCGACTCTCGCCGGCAGGCTGTGTGATTGGGTGGGGTTAGGGGGTTAGTACGGAATGCACTCTAAGCAGTTGCCGGTCCAGCCTTTCGCTCCGCAGCCTGAACAGACGTGTTCAGGCTCGGGCTCCTTCGCAGCCATGGGCACCAGTTCCAGTGCCTTAGCCGGGTAAATCTGCACGCTGCCTTTGTGCACCTCGCTCTCTACGGCGTAGCCTTCCTTGGTCTGCTCGGTCGAGTACCAGCCAACCACGCGGCCTTCCCACTCGCTGCCGGTGGACTTCTTCACGAGTTCGCCCATGCGGAACTTGCCTTGCGGGGCGGTCTGCGCGATGGGGGCTACATACAACGGGGTTTCTTTCCAGTAGCCTGACCGGAGTTCTTCGTCGCTCAGCGGGTAATGGCTCAGCTCTGTGTCAGACCAGCACTCTTGTAGCCACGCCACCGGCTGCTGCTCGGTCTGCGCGGGGCGTGCCGACAATGCTGCGACGATGCGTTCGTGCTGGGCAACGGTCATCAGCTCGTCACCTTCTGCCAGGTAACCATGCTCGCCCAGGCGAGAAGGATGTAGAGCGTCGATATACCAGTCGCCGTCCTTCGAGCAGCACGGTATGGCCACCACCTCCGGCGCCTCCCGCTCATCCTGCGCCACTGCTTGCTCTACTGCCGCCTGCCCATCCCTGAACCCCTGCGCTGCGGCTGTGGCCATGTCTCGGGCCGTGTATGCCTCGGTGTTTTCGGTTGGGTCGGCTTGATGGGTTAGGGCGTCAAAAGCCATTACCTTCGCAGCAGACAGGCGATAATCGTTTTCAGTGCTGCACTGGTGCATAGGGAGGTTAGCGATGCGGCTCAGCGCCTCGCGCAGCATTTCGTTCTCAGCCTTCGCAGCCCCCAGCTCAGCGCCGATTCGCCCGGCTACCTTCAGTGTGTCGTTCATTGCTCAATCTCCTTGATTGTGGCCAGCGGCAGCCCGCTCATTGCCAGCGGTTCGTCGTAGCAGACGCCCATCATCTCGGGCCATTTGCGAGGCTCGCCGGGCTGGATGACGCCTTGGTCGTGTGCGCGATCCCATGAAAGGCGATGCCGGATGACCTGATACAAGTCCCACGCAACGCCATCCTCTCGGCGCTTTGTGGCCTCCGGCATCAGCGTGTTCGCCAGGCGCTGTATCTCGTGCCGCGTGGCGTGGACCTGCTCCCAGTCGCGTCGGTCGTAGAAGCCCGGCAGCCGCTCAATGGCGTGGTCGATCTGGCCGATCTTGATCCGCGCCAGTAGCTCGCAGGCCTCTTGCAGCTCTGCTGCCTGGCGCTCGGTTACGGTGATGGTGTAGGTGCGATCAGTCACGGAGCGATCCTCCGAAGAGGCTCACGCGTCGCAATGCGCGGCTCGACGTCGATGAAACCGGAGCCTCGGAAGTCGCCATCGGTAGCGCGGGCCATGTCCACCTCAAGGCGCGCCGTGGAATTCACTTCGGCCGCGACCTGGGCAACAGCCTTTGCTTGTTCAATCGAGTAGGTGCCGGCTAGCACGCCCTCCATCGTCTTGCCGAGGATGGCGCGCAGATCACTGAGGTTGTTCATGGTGCTGCTCCAGTTTGTTGAGCTTCCGCTTGAACCAGCCGAGCGTTATGGCGGCCTGGCGATATTCGGGCGGATAGCGGTCGATTGAGTTGCGGCGCATGTTCTCCGCGCGGGTGACCAGCTCGAGGTTGTCGATTGAGATGTTGGCGGGGGTGCGATCCTTGAAGACGAGGAAGTGACCTGTCGGCACGGCGCCGTTGTGCTCTTCCCACAACATCACGTGGACCGGGCGCCAGTCAGTGCGCTTGTTGCCGGTGTCCGCCACCTTGCGGTAGAGGATGCCGCCCTTGTCGGTGCGCTCCGCTCCGATGGGGCGCCAGGTGTTCGATGGTCGGTGACCCAGCTTGAACTGCGTGTCCTTGGCCCGGCCTCCTGCCTGCCATCCTTTGCGGCCAGAGTTCCATGTCTGGTGGCCAGGCTTGAACCTGCCGCAGCCTGTGATTTCCTTGAACTCATCCGGTCGCGTCAGTCCGAGTTTCGACACGCGATTGTGAATCGAGCCAGTGCCGCGCCCCATCAAGGCTGCTATCTCGGTGATGGGCTTGGTGGCATACAGTTCTGCCAGTGTTGCGTCCTCTGCCGACGTCCAGTGCCGGTATTCCGTGCGCCTCCTACCGGCGAGCGGGCTCGCGCAAGTCATCTCTCCTCCTAGGCGACGTGCCGCCAGCTGCGGTAGTCGCGCACCTTGTCGATTGTTCGTTGGTGGACGCCGAGCTGTTCTGCCCATTGGCGGGCTGTTAGTCCGCGGCGGTTGGTGCGGATTGCGCGCACAATGTCTGCGTTCAGCCTGGCGTGCGGAAGACGCTCGCCACGCAACGCGAACTCATAAGCGCGGCTTAGGTATTCGTCTCGTGTCATGCTGCCTTCCTGCGAGCCTGCGCCCGCGCTACAGCCTTCGCGTAAAGGCACGGTCGGCAGTAGCACTGCCAGACGCCAGTCGTCTTGATGAACTGGAAGTGCTCATCGTCCAGCGGCTTCCACTCGTTGCAGCAGCCGCAGAGCTTTTCGCTGATGCCGTTGATCTCGCGCCGGACAAGCCGGCCTTTCAATGTCCTGCTCATGCGGCCACCGTGCGCGCCTTTCTGGTCGCCACGGCCTTGGCTCGCGCCGCCTGCTTCTTCTCCGGGCAGGTGATGCGGTAGGGAATGCGCTTGTCGTCGGTGCGGATCGGCAGCGTTTCGACTTGCCCGTTCGCAGCCTCAAACGCTGCCATCTTCCTTGCGATTTCCTGGCGCGCAGCCTCGTGCGCGGCCGGCGTGTGCACGCGGTCGTACTTGAACTCTTGCATGGGTGTGTACCGGGTAGGAGGGCGCGCTGGGCGCCCTGGGTGGATCAGGCTGCGATGTTCTGGAAGGTCAGGCGCTGATGAATCTGGCGGACTCGCTCAACGTCACCGGCACAGTACCGGGCAACATCAGCGATGCGGCCAGCCTTCACGAAGTCCCAAACCTTGCTTCCGTCGATGTCGTCTTCGATCTCGCTGCCCTTGCCTGCGATGCCGAAGGCGCGGCACAGCTTGTCGAGGCTGACGCGGTTGCGGGCGCCGGCCCAGGCGGTCATTGTGTCGAATACCGTCTTGTCCCAAGGCTTCGCGTCGAACGGCAGGCACTGCGGCGGTCGAATGCCCAGCATCACCGCGCGCTGGAAGATGAAGCGCAGATCGAAGTCCAGCACGTTGTGCCCGATGATGGTCGGCACTGATCCGGTTCGAGTGCCGCCGGCAAGCATCCTGCCGCCAGCGCTATCGACTGCCGCGAAGAACCCGGTAAGCATGTCGCGCTCAGCCTCTGGCGTGCCGTAGGCGTCGTGGTAAAGCGTCACCGGCTCATCGTCGCCGATGGCATAGCCAATCACTGCGATGTGGCCAAGCGCGCCGTCGAAGCTGGTCTTGCGCCAACGTTCTTCAATGCCCTCTTCAATCTCCGCACGCTTGGCGGCAATGTACTCGGCGATCTTCGCTTCGTCCTTGTAGTTCGCCGGAGCGCGCACTGCATCCATGTCTGCCTGTGCGTCCTCGCGGAACAGGTCCATCACTGCCGGCGACTGGCCGGGGATGGTTTCAATGTCCAGATAGATGTTCATTTTCAGCCCCAAAGAGAAGGGCGCCGAAGCGCCCTGGAAGGTCAATCAAACGGGATTTCATCCCAATCAGCAGGCGGCGCCGACTGGCTGTTTCCGGCATAAGGGTCATAGCCGCCTGATTGCTGCTGGCCTTGCGGGCGACGATCTACCAGCGGCTTGTTCATCACCTGCTGGACCATCTTTTCCAGCTTGGCGGCGGCTGGCTTCTTCGTGTCGAGGATTTCCGATGCGGTCTTCTCCGACTCAGCAGAGAACGGGGCGAAGATGGTCGGGCGCGGTAAGCCTTTCTCGCTCTTCTTCTCGATTTCCATCTGGATCAGAAGGCCCACTTCCTTGTTCATCAGTTCAGGGAAGCCAGGGACGGTCGCCTTGACGCGCTGGTTTGCGTCCTTGTCCCACTTCTCAACCTCGATTGGCTGAGGGTCGCCAACATTGCGCAGCGACAGGCATGCCATCAGTGCGTTGATCAGCTGATAACCACCGTCGTTGCGGGTGCCGTGCTGATAGCTCAGGTTCACGTAGAACTGGCCTTCGGCGCCTTCACGGGACTTGAAGGTGAAGCCGATCCCGGTCGACCCGGTTTCCTTCTTCTCCATGTACTCAGCGCGGGTGAAGGTGCCGATATATTTGCCGGCCTCGTCGATAAAGGCTGATTTATTGTCAGCAGCGCGGGCTGCGTTCTGGTCGAGTGCGAACATGTGTGTCTCCTTGGGGGTGTTAGGCGGCAGCAGCCAGCGGTGCAATGCCGTAGTAGTCGCAGATAGCCGCGTCAACTGCGGCAAGGTCGTTGTCGATCAGGTCTTCGTCGAACATGCCCATCGGCGCCTTCGTCGTGTCCGATCCGTTGTTGCGGGTGCTGAAGTAGTGGTTTCGGTCCTGAACGACCGCCCGGAGAACGATGGTCACCATCCCCTCGAGCGTGATTTTGTCGTCGAGCATCTTGCCGATCGTCTTCATCTTGATCTGGCCGGCGTCCGTCTCCTCGGTGTGGCTGAGGATGTAAACCCGCACATCGTCCGGCAGCTTCAGCAGCGCATCGAACACGTCCCAGGTGTGCCGGCCGATGTCGGAGAACTTGTCAAATCCCTTCTCCTCACTGCGGCGCATGAACTCGTTCGCCAGCATGTACTGGAAGTCGTCAATGACGATTACCTTGCGCTCCGTCTTCCTGCAGGCGCCGATGATGTTGGCGTGGTTGTCCGTGACGTATGCCTTCCAGTCCTTGGCGCCCTTGAAGGGCAGAGGCTTTTTGATGATCTGGATGAGGGCGGTGGAGGCCGGCGACAGGTTCCGCATGGCGGTACTCTTGCCGCTGCCTGACTTGCCCAGGATGAGCGTTACAGTTGCCATAGTGGCTACCTCTCTTGGTTAGCCCATTGCCGCTCTATGCGTGCGGCCTCGTCTTCGTACTGCCTGCGCTGCTCGCCCTGGAATCGCTCGGGGTCGAACGATCCGAGCGTCATCCAGTCGAGTCGAGCCGCAACAGCAGGCGGAACCTGTGCTGTGGTTGGTTGCATGGTCGGTTATCCGAAAAGTTTGTAGATCGCCGCCTCGCCAGCCAGGCCGATCAGCAGCACGCCAGCCAGCACGCCGAACCCGGTAAGGGTCCACCACGCCGCTGCGAATGAGTGGCCTGTGGGGGTGTCGTCGTAGGGGAGGGATTGGGTGCGGCTCATGCCTCACCTCGCGCTTTGGCGATGGCGGCGCGGGCCTG